GGTTGCTGTTGTAAGCAACGCAGCAGGTTATCGTGTAATTCAACTTGCATCGAAAGGTACTCTTGCCGATAGTTTCAAACTCCATGTACGGAGAATCCGGAACGACCACTACGGCAGGGACTGGGACTTGTTCGGGAACGTAACTAAAGATATTTGCCGACACTCCAGCAAGCGCTGTTGCAAGTGGAGTACGAACTGCTGAAAGAATAGTGCTCGGCATTACTGAGCCATCGTTTCAACATCGATGTAAGGTCCGAGCAAACCTACGACACGATTAAATAAGCTGCGTCCCATTCGGTAAGGGCTTGGCGTAAAGTCCACGCCTTCGATCTGTCCGCCTGGAGCAGTACGAGATTGAAATACTTCAACTGAAACTACGATGATCGCGGATTCGACCGCAGCAACTCCGACATATGTAGCAGCGCCTGTAAGTGTCGCGGATCCGCTAGGTATGACATTTCGTTCGACAACATCGGCATTAGTGATGTTTGCTGTAAATGTGTACGCATCGACATCAGCATTGACTGTTCGAGTGCCGTTAAATGGTGTTCCGCATCCAGCGATGACAACTGATTGTCCTTCTGTGAACTCATGAATGCCTACTGTCTCAAAGGTTGCGACATTATCAGTCAGCGAAACCTTAGCGATTGGTGATGAAAAAGTTGTAAGTAAAGGCAAGATAACTGCCTCAGATGTATCAATAATGTCATTCAAATAAGCGTCTGAATAAAGAGCAGACGAAACACCAAGCACTGATCTCAACTCTGCTGCTGTGATGATACTTGGCATTTCGTCCTCTCTAAACTGCTGCCGGGGAGATCGGGAGCAACCCCCCCGGCATGATTAAGTGTTTTGGTTATGAAGCGTTATTGAATCCAAAAGATCCACCAGCAGATAAAGTAACTGCTGAGCCATAACCGTAGTAACCAACTTCAACCTGACCTGTACCAACAATGTTAGTACGGAGTTGTAGTGGACCGGCACCTTCGTACCATGTGAACGCTTCGCGGTTTACGATAACGATTGTGTCATCGCCTGTTGTACCCTGGTAAGGATCAACGTATACAGGTAGACCCATTACTGAACCTACTGCTGAACCTGGCTCTACTACGCCCATTCCGTTTTGGCTATTGCCAGCAACATTGAATAGAGGACGCTTGTTAGAATCAGTTAGAGCGATCATGTTTGCCCATTGTGATGGAGAAACCAAGATGCCTGTTGGGAAACGCTTTGTAGCGTTGTAGATTGATGCAGCACCGCGTGAAATAAACCCAGCAAACTCATCTCCATCGAATGGAAGTGTGATTGTTGTTGAATCTAATGTTCCACCCTGAACTGCTGTAAGCATTGCTTCATCTGTTGCCTTGGCATAGCCTGCAGCCATTAAGCGTACAAGCTCGTCGAAGAACGCAGGCGATGTGCGGTCAAGGACCTCAACATCGAATTTTTGCATCCCAGCGAATTTGGAAACTGTGCAAGAAACATATTCGATTTCAACCTGAGTATCTGAAAAAGCACCCTTTTCAGCTGCTACTGCAACTGTTGGTGCTGTCTTTACACGTGGGATTTCGAATGTAAGTCCTGCTGCAGGAAGAACTGCATTACGGACTGCTGAGATTGCTGGACGAATGTTTGTCGTCTTTGGATCCCAAATTGTTGTTAGTTGTGGAGTTGGTACAAGACCAGCCACCTCTGTTGATGTTGTATCTGATGCAGCAGCAACATACAACTTAGATGTCTCGTCGCCAAGTGATGCGCGAACTGAGTGCTCTAGGTATGTGCCTGCTGAAACGATAGGTGTACGAACGCGCTGTGAGTTTAGCGGATGTGATGTCGCCTTAACTTCAGCCTTAGCAGCTTCAACCGTCTCGGTTGATACTGCCTCTGAAACGGTTTCTGACACTAGGTCGTCTCCTTCTGTCTTAGGTTCCTCGATCTGAGGTTCCGGGGTTGATTCGCTCGCAGCTTGTCCTTGTGATTCAGCAGCTGCGACCTTTTCCACTTCTGCACCTGGGATTGCTCCATCAGTTACAAGTGAAACTTCAATTAAGTTAGATGCAGAGATAGCCATAACGCCATCCTTGTTTTCCCATGCATCTACTTCAACACCAACGCTGAAATCGGAACGAAGTCCAGTTGCAGCCTCCTCGAGGGCATCATTACCTGCGTTTGTCTTGGCAATACGAAACGAGGCTGTGATGCCTGTGTCGTCCTGAGACCACTCCATGAGTTTTCCTAGAGGTTTGGTTTTGTTATGTTCTAAAACTAATTTCGTGTTCTTGCCAAAGTTAATTGAGTTAGGCAAAAACTTTGTGCGACCGGCTGAGGTGTTACCTTCTGCGTCCCATTGCACGATACGTCCAGCGATGATGCGTGATTCAACATCAGATGCTGTTATTGATACTGGCATTGTTATTTTCATGATAACAAGTCCTCCTGTTGTCTGATTTCATCAACGCTCATCGCGCCAATTCTGTTTAGGATTTCGTAAACCTGCGCGCGCTCTAATGGATTGCCACGCAAGAAATCATCAAGTGCATAACGCACTTCATTACCTTGACCGACAAAATCCGGCATTGATAAACGCTGTTCGATTGATGTCAAGATTGGACGCAATGAGAAATCAACAAGAGAACGACGTTCTGAGATTGCGTTCGAGTAAGTCATCGACGTAGTTTCGGCAGATGCAAAGTAAGCAGGTAATCCAGCAGCTCTACATAATTCTAAAGCCACATACTGTCGGGCTTCATTGAGTTGTAGTTTGTTAGGATCAATTCCCATAGCCTGCAATTCGACATCGGCATTCAGAAATGCTGTGCTCCGAGTGCTGCGGGCTACGCGCCAGGCTTCAAGCAGTTTGCCGATACGCTCGCTAGTAAGATTTGTGCCGTTTGACTTTAGAACCATCATTGGTACTGGCTCTTTAGCAAATGCTTCTGATGCGTTCTCTAATGCAACAGCTGCGCGAATTGTGCGACCTGCGCGAGATAAGAATCCTTCATCGAGTCCGTTAAATACAACAAGACTTGCTACACCCATTGAAGGTGTTGCAATGCCATCAACCCGGTAACCGATAATTTCAGTTTGGTTTGCATTTGTGTCATATGTGACGCGATCTGGTGCAACGCGTGTCCATTCTTGGATGCGTCCATCTGCATACATTGACATTACTTGTCCATACGCCACGCCATGGAATAATAGATCCTCAGCAACAAACGCATAGATAGATGATCCGGGAACGCGTGAATCAGGTTGGTTAATTACGCGATTGGGTTCAACTCGTACCCCGGAAGATTTAACTCTCTGCTCTAGTGGCAAAGATGCAACAGTCGAACAAATAATATTGCGCGCTCTTGCGATTGTTGGAACTGCCATCGCTTGCTGGCGGTTTGCAGTTGCCAAAGGATAGAAAAAGTTTTGCACCGAGTTATTAAAAGGTGCTGGAGTCGCAGCTGCGTCTACCGTAAGTCCTACCGGTTGAGGAGCCTTAGCGAACAAATCTTTAAGTGCCATTAGCACAAAATTATAGCATAATCAACCCAACACGATATCTACTTCTGAGTCTGGACGTGTCGCAAAGTGGGAAACCATTGCCATTCCGACGGTCGCGCAAATTGTGGCTCCTGACGCTTTTCGTCCAAGATACCAACCACCATCCTTAAATGGAAGTTTAACCGCTGATAGGACTTGCTTATTCAACTCAACTTGGTTTGTGTGAACTAATCGCTGGGAGGTAATAGCCGACAACATTTCATCGCAAGCCTGCCCATAAATGGCTCCATCGATGGCAGTCGTTGGAATACCGGCTGGAATCAACCGAGAAGCAACTGCGCCAGCCGTTTGACGACTATAAGCGACCGTCTCCACGCTGTAACGCTTTGTCCAAACAGCGATACTGTTCGCAAGGTCTTTATCGTCAATCGAAACTGGATTTGAATACGTTTCCAGTAATACAACGCAGAACTTGTCCCCAACAAGTCGTTGCGCTGCAACTAACGCAGCTGCTTTTCGATCTGGGCTTAGATCAATAGCCATCCAAGTTGGTTGCTCCCGATCCAAAGCGAGCATACCCTCAGATGCACACTCTGACCAACTTGACGGATTGATGGCTGGGTTGATCTGGCTAACCCATTGGCACAAAAGTTCTGTGCGAATAATAGACTCATCATCTGACATTGCAGATTTGAGATTGTCGATGTGGATCGTATGTCCGAGGCTTGGATTGGCTTGTTGCCAGCCATTCATGTCATCGATTGGGCATCCTGGTTCTGCCGACCATTCGAACCATCCGATAGCATCATTGGATCCTGCAGCTGCTGCTAATCCGCGTTCTCTCATTCTTAGCAAGATTACCGAATGTTGGTCTCCGGCATTGCTATACATAATTGCCATGGGATTCTTGGACGCCATCTGAGTAAAGCGAAGCGATGCCCACACTTCGTCATCTTTGTATTCACGAACCTCATCGAGATGAATTACGTCCGGCGCTGCAATTCCGCGAGCAGCCGAGTTATTGGCTCGGACCAGGTATCGAGTGCCATCGTTAAGTTTAATCTCTTGGCTTCCCTTGGTTTCGTACTTCTTAACAAACCGAGTCACAAGTTGTTCATTGGCTTGAATGATCTCATCGATTTTCCAAAAAATTTCAGATGAGGTTGTCAGTTTGTGAGCCGTGTGAACTTGCAAGCGTTCGCCCCATAAAAACATCCCAGCCAGGATTCGAAGCTGCATGAAAGTGGACTTACCATTCTGACGAGCCATGATGACTCCGACCTCATTGTGATACCAGCGTCCATCAGGCTTAACGCGGTGCATCTCGATTGCCAGCAATTTTTGCCAAGGAAGCAGTTTAAAAGGCTCACCGGTCACGGGATTGATGATTTGCTCGCAGAAATCAATCATTTCTTGTCCGCGGGACGGTAAATCGACCGGTTTTGACCTAATACGGGGTTCTGTCGCCCCTAGGTAAGCCGTAGGAGGCTGTTCTAAGCCTGTTTGAGGGTTTTGAGTCATATCTAGTCGGTGTTCTCCTGATAGTGGCTTATTGAGCCGTTTTTGGGGGCAAAAGATCCAAGGGGGGTCATGGGTGTCGGTGTGCTCTCAAAAAAACCACCCCCCTTCGCTAAATTGCATCGTTTGCATAGGGCTTGAAGGTTATCCATTGAGTCGTCGCCTCCTAATCTTCTTGGTATCACATGATCGACGTGGGTAGCCTCCATGCCACATCTCTGACAAGTGTGCTGATCTCTGGTCAATACTCTTTGCCGGATCTTACGCCATAACGCTGTTGATCCATCATCTCTTAACGCTGATTGCTTAGACATTAGTGATAGTTATTTCTTTGGAAGAAGTCCCACGCTTTACATGGTGTGCCATATCGATTGTGGATATATTTCAATCCCCATCGAATCTGTTGCTCTGGTAGTGCATCCCTTAGATACTCAGATCTACCTTGTGGTATTCCATAGTGTGATCCATTAACAGCATCTGGATTCCATGCTGATTCTTTTCCATAGAGTTTAGATAAACAAATCATCTGGGTTTTATCATCTACTAATACAGCTGCATATTCTTTGATTGATAATTGTTTTACCACATCAGGTGAATCTGCGTAAGCAGGTGTAAACAGAATTATCCCAATAGCCACTAGCACCGAGCGACCTACCCGCCTCAGCGGGTCGCTCTGAACGCCTGATGCGTTCTGCGTCGATAGCGTACCAGATGTGTCAAGTTTCCCGTTTAATTGTCGGCGTGTCATTGATGTCCCCATCCGGTTCCTTTAAATGAGATTCCGATATTGCCCCAAACTCTGTGCATTTCCATACCGCAACAGATCGGTTGATGTTCCTCATGGATTGATTTCTCAATCTCCATTGTTATTTGGCAGGTTACGCATTTGTACTCGTATGTTGGCATGATAAACAAACCTTCCTTTCCTCAAATGTCCAAGCCCCGCAGCTTGTGCATCTTGTTATTTCACTTGTCGGCAAAAGATCAGCCAAAATAGGCATGATGTCCTTGACTTTTACAAATGCCAAGTATTCGCCTGGATCTTCGCCTTGACCATTGCATCTCATAATTACCATTGGCAGTTTTCCATGAGCATTGGTTTCCGCTTGCTTGATCCAAGCCAAAGGTTGAAAATCTGCTCTGGCTTTGACCTCGATTGAAATGGTAGGCACATTGAGAATATCCTCTCCTTGCCTACCAGCCCCCGCAGTATCTGCATACGGAAACCATGTTTTAAGGTAATCGGCTATAACCTTTTGAGTCCGATATCCTCGATGTTTGCGATGATTAGCCATGATTGATGCCCATGACGTAACCGCCCCAAGCAGCTAAGCAAATCAAGAATAAATACAAATAATGAATTAAATCATCCTTATCCATTGACTGAATGACATCTCTTACAAGTCCAAGTCGCATTGACTGGAGCATCGGCGTTCTCAATCTTCGCAACATGAGCCAGGATGATCTCCTCGTTGCATAACTGACATCTTAAAGTCAAGTGCATCAAGTTCATCCATTGACCGTTTACTTTTACTTCAACAAATCCCATCACACACTCCTCAACTTTTGGCGTTCCCATTTTCCAGATGATGCCATGCTGTACCAAACAGTTCCGCATTTGGCTTCACCAGTTCTAGGCGCATAAGTGCAGAAAAATCCGCCCCAAGCGCGTCCGTTCTTTTCGCCTTCTTTCCACGCCATATCGCCATGAACGCAACCCTCGGCATTTGTGCCACCCAAAACATTCTGGATGTTGGCTATTGCCTCAGCTGCGCTAATTGCTGGCGGTTGTTTTACATCACCGTAAATTGGTTCATTTGACCAAGGATCAGCAGCAAGTGCTTCTTCTTTGGTCTTAAAACTTGGCACTTCTTTAGCCTTAGCAATGTCTTTGGCGCTTAATCGTTCGACCTTGCTCATTTCTTCTCTAGAAGGTCTCTTACCTTTAGCTGCGTAACCTCCATTTGCAAGCGCCCGACCGATCGCGCTAGTCTCGCAATTTTCCAGCGCTGAAGTTGAATTAACACCGCGATCAGTAACCTTCTCCTCAGCGTATCCTGTCGAAAACGCCACGCTATCTGCGAAAGTTCGATATAGGTACGCTTTAACAATGAATCGATCATTTTGAAAACTCTCCAATTCTGTGCTTATTCTAAAATCCGGAAAATCTTTTACAAACTTTTCCAAACGACTTTCAACCGTTTCATAATCTGCCAAATTAAACACTAGGTAACTCCTCTTGCTTCATTAAATACTCGGTTTGTTCCGGTAATGACCAGACTGTACCGTCTGCCCACGTCTGAACCTCGATGGCGCAGCTGTTGCAGTAATGGCGTCGTGTGCCTTGGCTTTTCGGATGATTGCTAATAACTGTGTAACTTGCTGGCTTTTGCCCAAGTGGTGTATTAACGCCAAATCGCACTTTGCAATAATCGCACCAGATACCAGGGGCTGCTTTAATAACTGTCAAGGTCAGTCCAGTCAGTTGATGCAATCTGTCCAGCGAGCGCAATGTATGCTGCGCCGTCCTTGTAACTGTCTGCGTGGAGGCTCGTCTCTTGTAAGCGTGCGATCTTGACAAGTGCCATACAGATTGCGACTTCGTGAGGCTGGATGTCGCGTTCAAGATAGGTGCTCCAGTATTTGGAGATTCGAAGGTGATTGAGAGCTGCCAAGCCGTAATCTTTACCGCGGTCTTGGATAAGGTCTTTGGCTTCGTCAAGAATGTCATCAGCGCGCATTTTCACTCACACGACGTAGATTCTTGGCAACGATTAATCCTTCTCGTTTGCCCTCTGTAAAGCCTTTGCCCCATCCAACAATAAACCAAAGAATGTTGGCTAACATTAATAAAACAATAACTGGTACTTGTAGATCCATTTCTTTTGCTCCCGTTTCTGTAACCGGTGTTGGCTACAGAATTAGAGTCTCACACTTAGCAGACATTTTCACGTTTCATAGGTAACGAAACGATAACGATTTATCTCGCTCTGCCGTATGACTTCCCGGCAACAATGAATGTGCCGTCCTTCTCTATGTTAATCAGATCTACCTGAACTTTGGCTTTATTTACATAAATGATGGCGAAAGCCTGTTGCCAGTTAGCCACGCCTTTGGTGTAAGCAGCCTGCTTAAAGTCCATAAGGTTGCCTACCTCGACACCATGCAAGACACGCCCAATACGCCCTCCAGAAGCCTCTGAGAAGGCTGAACGCCCTGCTCTGTGAGTATGTCCTGAAATGACGTTTTTGCCGTGCCTACGGGCTGCCTCTAGGGCTGATAAGCCCCCTTGTGGCTTGATTGGTGTGTGATCTCCATGGACTGCAATCCAGCCAGGTGCAATCGGCATAGGATTCTTATGGAAGGTAATACCTAGTTCATCAAACTTCATAAATTTCTCAAAGCGCAGTTCGGGCAAAGCACCAAACGCCGGAACTTTAGCCATAATAATGTTATACAAACGATCTGTGTGATTTGACCTAATGCAGTCAGTTACGCCTAACTCCCAAAGAAGCTGCACGGCCTCGTTTCGATCATCATCGAGGGTCTGAGCGTAACTGCCCATTCGCCCTTCTTCCCACTTGCTTATCTGGGGAAGGTCAATTTCATCGCCAATAGTAACTACTTGATCTGGTTTAAAGGCTTTGATAAAACTTGCAAGGTTACGGGTTGCAACCCTGTCATGGTATGGGACTTGTAAGTCCGAGACTACGACAATTCGCTTAATCGTCATCCTCATCTTCGTAATCGCCAAACTTTTCAGGCGGTATTCCATCAGGCAAAATCCAATGAGGGTAAGCCTGTGGCTCTGTAATCATAAACATGGCTATATCCTCGGCAAAACCTGCGCGTTTTAACGACAAAAAGTATTCATAAAGCCCAATGCAGTAAGCATCCAGTTTTGAATAACCTTGATCCTCTAGCGCCTTAGTTGCTTTTCTTGCCATGTGAATAAGTGTCCCTTACTTTTTCAGAAGTTCCATCATCTGTTCTTGGCGTGTCTCTATTCTTGCCAATCGGTCAGCGAGAGATGATCCACCATTCGGCGTAAGAGTCCACAACCAACCGCGAACCAGATAACGCAAACCGCCAATAAATACAGCAAGCGTCGAGACAATGGCGAGGACGAAGCCAGCCCAATCACCCGGTGTCACCTCAAACCGTAGGCTTCATCTTTAGGATTTAGCCAACGCATTACTGGAGGAATTGTTGCTAATGCTCCAGCGTAAGCGATGTTCTTTAGATCAGTCTCGCCGGCAGCGACAAGTGCAAGAGCAGCTGTTAGAAACGCTCTGCCCCAACTTGCTAGCATCTTCTTTAGGTCTTGGCTCATCTGTTCCTCCTAGTAATGGGATGTTAAAAAACTTCGAATCCGTGTCGCCAGCCTTCGTAAAACTGACATGGATGTGCTTGGTGTGTGGATTAACTCCGGTGTACTTGCGCCAGCGCCAGAGGCTTCGAGCGCTTGCAATCTTGTGATTAAAGATGACATAAGCAATTCGTTTATCTGACTTGGCTGCAATTCGAATCTGGTCGGCAACGTAAGCAGCTGTAGAGGACGATTTGTCGAAATCAGCATCGAGATCGATAGCGCGGACAATCCCTGAATCAGGGTCAGGGTTATGATCGCTCTTTCTTGTTGAGTGCTTTGCGTCTCCGATTGTGCCGTCAGAGTCACGCTTTCTGTCAGGATAAGCATCGTCTGCCTGTTCTCTTAACTGGATAACTGACTTTGATAAACGAGGTTTCATTTACCAAGTTTCATGTCTTTAGGAATAGGCTTTGAATATTCCCATTTTGCGATGTATGCGCCTTGACCATCAGAATCGTCTCTTAAAGAAATAGATCCTTCACGACCGAAATCTGCGTCAGTCAATTCTGGATAAACTGCCATAATTTGTTCCCATAGTGTCATTTGTTATGCTCCTAGATATTGCATTTGGAAAATAAAAGTTCCTCCGCCAGGAGTAGTGTCTGCGTTTAAACTTCCGCCAGAAGTTTGCTTACAGAATAATTCAATGTAATCGTTAACGGCAAGATTAAAAATCATTGAAAGATTTTGCCCTACATAGTAAGTACCATTTCCAGCAATACCGGCGGCATATCTCACGGCTGATCCATTTTTGGCAAAGTAAAGATCTCGACCACCAGTTGCATTTAAAGCAAATACTAAATTGGCTGTCACTAGAAAATATCCTGCTTTTCCAGCAGGTACTGTTAAACGACTGGTATTCGTTGAAGTTGAATGATAACCGCTAGTATCAAAATCTTCGCTGTTAAAAGTCAATGCGGTGTTTGTATTGTTTGCAATACTTTGTGCAACGGTGTTGGTAACTGATACTCCATCAAAAGTTGGGCTAGTGCTTGCAGGGGTTGCCCAACTAGGCACACCGCCTGCGACTGTTAAAACTTGCCCTGTGCTACCAACGCCAAGGCGCGTATTGGTGTTTGCCGTTGATGATCGATATTCGATGTCGCCAAGAGTCGTTGATGGGTTCAGCGCTTTTGTTGTTGTATCGATAGAGGAGCCAAGTGTACGAATAGCAGCTGCGCCATCCTTAACGAGGTCGGTGTCGTCTGGGGTTTCCCAAGAGTAGTTAGTTGTCGTTGCCATGTTTCTCCTTTATCAGGCTACTATTGTAGCGTCAATCCATTCTAGTGTTGGGCTTAATGTGTTCCATGTCTCTGCTGCTGAGACTCCGTTCCAACGTGTGGACTGGAGACTGTAGGCAGTTGGTGAGACTGTCAAAGTCAAGTAAAGCGAGTTGTAGCCAGCACTGAAAGTCCAGCCTTCAACAAAGCCCTGAAATTGACCATTAGTGATATTTGAAGGTAAATCGATTATATTTACTGGTAAACCCATAAATACTTCCAACAAAGCATCTCTATCGCTGTCATCGATCTCAGGGCTAGCAAGCGGAAAAGTAATTGACTTAAATTGAGCCTCTGGGAAAGCGCGCAAGGCTAGATAAAACTCAGCCTGATCTAAAGCATCATAGCCGTGTTCTAGTGAAGTAGTAATCTCATAAGATTGTTGTCCATAAAGAGCAATCGAAGCAGCATCTAAGGCAGATTCCTGAGCGTTTGCCTTGTAAGTGATCGTTACGTTATTTCGCACATCGCCTGAGCGCTTTGATGTTCGGATACCGCGAGCCAAAGCATGAGAACCAGTTAGATCAACATAACCATTAGCTGCTAGATATTCGCTTCGGTGAGTACTATCGGCATAACCAATTCTGCCCTGTGAGTCCTCAAAAAGGTATCCAAGTCCAGAAGTCGCCAAAGAGGATACAAGGCTATAAATGTCAGTTGTGTTAGATGACCTAGCAGTCAATTCATAATTACCAGGTTGATCAACTTCGCCAAGTCCAGAGTTCTCAGCATCTGCCCAAGTAGTTGTTGGATTGTATCCAGCCCAAGTTTCAGCAGCTGGGACTTCATTCCAGGTATCGAACAAGGCTTGACTTAAAATTGTGTAAATCTGATCGCCATCAAAGTCTTTGCTTAAAACGCCCTCTGTAAGGGTTTTAGGGAGTTTAGACAAAGCACCCAAAGCAATTATCTTGATGCGCTCTGAAATAGCCGTAGATGAAGCTTGGGTGACTTCTACATCGATGTCGGTGACATACCCACCGAAAAGATTCACATAAGTGCCAGATGAGTCTTTAACCTGGATATTGATTTGGTCATTGACATCGATCTCAATAGGCGAAAGATCTAGGTTAAGAATCTCAACATTGCAGTAACCTGCATAAGGCTGAGAATAAATGTCTTGACGACCTGAAGTAATCGTAAGGTTAGAAAGCGTGAGATTTGTGTAATCGCCTCCGCCATTGATTGTGAGGTTCCATTCAGGAGTCCATTGACTCATGCGACTAGAGCCGTTCCGGGTCCACCGCCACCACGATAAGAGGACTCGTTGATAATCTCAACGATCTGACGGGCTACGCCTTCTTTGT